ATAGTTTCATTAACTGCAGGAACACCAGAACCCAGTGGTGTAAGTGCACTACCTGTTGTACTGTTGTCTACTCCTACAAATTTATATTGGTTTACTACTGCCATTAATCTAAAAAGAAACTTCTAGCTTCTATCTCCTGTTTTAATTCTTCTTGAAAGGTAGAGTTTAATTTTTCTAACACTGCATCTAAATCTCTTACTAAAGAGTGAGCTACATCTGCTTGATACTCATCGCTTGCTCTGGTTAAAGTTTGTACTATCTTAGCCATTATAAACTTGCGATGCCTCCTCTACCGTAATCTTTTCTTCCTTTACTTCCATCATAAGTACCAAAAGCACCTTCTTTACCAGATTTAGAATTATCAAAACTACCACTACCACCATTATTATCACCAGCATTTATGTTTTGTAGTGTTTTAAGTTCATCTGCTTTTAATTCTTTTTTTACTTGGTCTAATTCGTAATCAGCTATTTCTTTGTCTAGTTTATTTAATCTATGTTTAGGCATTGTATTTTTATATTTACTTTTATATTTATTTAATTGATCTAAATAATCATTAGTTCCAAACAGAGATACAACGTTCTGACCACTTAATATAGACTCAGATCCATATTTAGTTAAACCTGATCGATCAGTTCCTAACATATTATTTCCACTTAAATAAGTCATTTGATCTTTAAGGTAAGGATTATAATTCATTGAACCTTGTCTTAATGGGTTTCTTAAATAAGCTAAACCTAAACCTCCAGCTATCAAAGGAACTGCCATTCCCATACTGCTACCACCCATTAAAGATTTAATACCTTGATTAGCTATCATTTTCATTGGATTAATACTAACTTTGTTATTAGTAAAAGGCATTCCAAATGTATACTTAGTGTTTTGTGTTTGTTGATCTAAGCCTAACATCTTCATAACTGCATCTACGCCATGTTTTGCAATTAAATTTTGTACCAAGGGGATTTGTAATATGCTTTCCATTATCTTCTTCCTCCAGATTGTATATCTAATCTAAAAGTCCCTAACTTCCAAGTAGTATCCACTGCTGTGTTTGATATGGTTAATGCAATTGCTCTAGCTCTTGCACGGGTATCAACTTTGCTTGTACTTGTTGAGACTGTAAACGGACCTAATGATGAGCTTGATGATGTATTATTAGGATAATTTCTTAAATCTAATTGTACAATGGCATTTCCTTGTTGAGTAATAAAGTCAGGTATAATTCTACTAACTCTCATAATGTTTTCACCATCACCTCTAAGGTCAGCCATATTAGTTGCTGCTCCTCTTACAACTTTTTGTGTAATATCATAATCTCCGGATGTAATATTAGCTGGAATAGCTGCTGTCACACCTAGTCTTACTTGATTAACTCCTGTTTCATGTTCATAGTAATATGAAATACCTTCCGTGTTTCCTGTTACATCAAAAGAAGTATCTGTATCAGCATCGTATTGAGTTGCATGAGGCAAACCAAATACTGCAGAATCTTGCCATGTTGTTCTAATAAATAAAGAACTTGCGTTTACAAACCATATAGGTCGTTTAGCAGTTGAGTCTAGATAACTATATGTAACTGATTGTGTATTAACATTTGAGTTTGCTTCAGGATAAAACCATGTAACTTCACCAAACAAGTTATTAATACCTGCATAAACCATTTGATTAGATGTTGTATTTAAATTGTCATAAACATAGTCTTCAACTAAACAGTCCATAGATTCTAGCTTACCAGTGTATCTAAAGAAACCATTATCAGACATCCAATAAGCAGCACCATCAACTTCGACGGCTGCATTCTTACCAATCAATCCACAGTTGGTTCCTACTTGTTCATAGGCGAAAGTAAAAGGTTGACCAACAAATCTCATAGTAAATAAAGATGTATCAGTCCAAACATAAAGTGCATTTCTACCAAGTTTAGCTCCCATGATCCGTGATCCGGCAGCCAGTCTTTGTGTACCAGCACTATTCTCAGCTGTGGGTGTATATTCATTAATATTTTCTTGAGAGGAGAATCTTATAAACATATCATCTTGTGTAGTCTTGTCACCAATAGTTGTTTCTGTTCCAAAAAATACTAAGTGACGGTCAGGTGTAGAGACTAACATATCCCTAGATGCAGTTGGCGCACCTGATATAATAGTTGCTCTTGTTGTTACAGCATTAGTTAAATCTGAATCCCATTCAAAACATTCACCGTTAAATATTAATGCAATAGCTGTACTTCCTAAATTATCTATGGACCACATACCTGGTTCTGCAACTTTATCAGTAGAAGCTGCTGCTTGGCCCCATCCAGAAAAATCGCTATAGTTAGTAACAGTAGCCCCATTACTGTGAGACGCGTTAGTTGTGCCTCTGACATTTCTAACTATCCCTGTAAAACTAGTAGACGTTAAACCTGTGTAAGATATTTCTTCATTGTCTACTTTAAAATAATTTGTTCCTGTGCTTGGAAAACCTGTAGTGCTCGATACATTGATAGTGGTTCCCGAACCACCAGTTCCAGCAGAGTCAGCATTTAATGCTCCGTTTAAAACTGTTGTTTGTGGACTTGTAGCTGCACCACCAAACTGAGAAATACCCCAACCATATACTCCAACCTGATCCGGTGGCCCTACATGGTAGTATTGATAATAAGTTATACCTCCAGAAGTAGTTGCTCCTGCTCCCCCTTCATTACCAGGCATCGTAATAGTTAATGTTGTTCCAGTTGGAACACTTGTTACCATAAATTTTTTATCACAAAAATCTGCTGATCCAAAATTAGAACCTGTGATAGCAGTAAAGGTAGAGACATCCCCAAACATTATAATGTCCCCTACTTGAAAAGTATGAGTACTAGAGAAAGTTATAGTAACCTCTGGATCTCCATTACTTGTACTAAAACAATTTGTAATAGCTGTTCCAGATGGATTAACTAAAGGGTGAATGTCATAATATACATCCCCTGTGTAAGCATATAAAATTCTGTTAGTGCCAATTAGAGAATATTTAATACCTATTTTATTAATCATGTGATGCACAGCTCTAGCCGCACCAGTCAATTTACTTTCTCCTAATTGAGACCAGCCACCTATTTTTTCTGGTGTACCATACCTAAAACGTACGTTATTACCACCTGTCCACTGTGATTCAGCGCCGGTAGATGTAACTTGTTTATTAAATCCTGGTAGAAATCCTAATTTTTGTAGCATAACCTGACACTATATACGTTTTTTAGGCCATTTCAATAAAGTTTACATCACCACCAAAGCTACCTTTTATAAAAGTATTGAAGGCTATAGAGTATCTTATATCGTTTGCTTGAGAAGATGTCACTAAATGTTTTAAAAAAGATGGGAATATTATAAGCATTCCTTCTTTTGGTACAAAGGAATAATGATCACAATTATAGGTATGACTTTCTTTAGCTATAAAATTAAATGTAGGACTGACATATTCTATCGCATCTGGTTTTTGAAATTGTATAACCCCAGAATCTTTAGGAGTTTTAAGATAATAGACTCCGGATAGGATTGAATTACCATGACTGTGTGGTGGTGCATAATCTAGTTTGTGATGTTTATTTATCCAGGATGTAGTTACGTAAGTTCCACCATCAACTAAATACTGCATATAGTCTTTGATGTAGTGATCAGTCTTTTCAGTGATAAGTTTTCTTAGATCTAACATATCATCTAATACTCTAAGATTAGTGCTGACAAAACCGGTGTTGTTTTTCATACGTTCGTACTTTTGTTTTTCTGCATAATATATCCAACCTTCATCTACAGGTATCTCAGTAGTCATGATACTTATTGGAAATAGGTTATAAAATTTTGTGTTCATATTTAGCAATCATAGTTTCAATATCTGTTCCCTGAAGACTGTCTCTTTGTTCTAACATATTAGCGTAAGAGATATAGAATAAGTCTTTGTACTTAGGATACTCTTTTAACAGATAGTTTTCTTTGTCGTCTAATTGACAAAAGGACCAGACTAAGTCTTCAGCTGTTTTTCCTATTTGTTCAACAACTTCTTTTCTATCAATGTCAATAGCTAATTTATAAGCGTCTGTATCATAAATAGAATGATATAAACCAGCTAAACATACATCTTCGTTTTGGCCTAGTTGTTTAAGTATTTTATAAACGTTATGGCAATGTTCGTAAAACTCTTGATCGTTGTGAGCTATACCTTTTGTTTTTTCTTTTAGAAAATTAAGAGCTTGCATGTATTTCAGTCAATACATCAATGAGTTTAGGTTTCTTCTTAGCAGAATGTTTCCAACCTTGAACCATCAAATCTCTAGCAGAGCATGCTGTTTTAGCATGTTGATTAAACCATTCTTCATAGTTAGTGGTGTTGTTTCTTAAACATATTTCTGTAGGATCGATTGGTGATTGATGTAATCCTGTAGCCACGCAGTGTAGACCAAGTGTATCACTAAATTCATTATCCATTTTTAAACGTAATAATAAATCTATATCACCCCAGTCTTTCTTTTTTAGTTTTTCTACTGATTTAGATGTTAAGTCTTTCCAATACGGAGTGTCATCTCTTTGTGATAAATAATAATGCATAGCTACAAACTCTGCAAAAGTATTAAACTCATTAGTACATTTTAAATTATATCCATCTTTATCAAATTGATTTAGATCTTCTTTGTGTAGGATTCTAGAAAGATATAATAAAAACTGGTGTACAGTAAATAGACCATTACTTTCTAATGGCTCAATAAAACCCGCAGACAATCCTATTGCTACTACGTTTTTATGGAATATCTCATCGTGTATACCAATTCTCATTTTAATGTATTTATAATCAAGATCGTGTTGCTTCATATCAAAAGCAGTTTCGTGTTGAACTGAACCTTGAAACTCTAACAAGGCTCGCTCATCGGATACATATTTAGAACTATAAACATATCCCGTGCCAATTCTTTCCCAACTAGGTATTCTCCATACCCAACCATTTTCAATAGCTGTGCAAGTTGTAAAAGGTTCTAATTCTTTTTCTTTATTTGTATAAGGTATTCTAGTTGCTATCGCTCTGTCATTTGGAAGTAGGTCGTTATAACTATTAAACTTTACTCCCATCATCTGACCTAATAATAAGGATTTAAAACCCGTGCAATCGATAAACAAATCAGCAAAGTATTTATTATTTAAACTAACTATATTACCGTTTTCATCTTTTTGTGAATTATTAATATCATCTACAATGTGTACCACACCTTCTGGTATACAGATATTATTCTTAAGAGTTTGACCAAACTTAATTGCATCAAAGTGATATGCACTATCTCTTTCTAAATTAAAATTACCTAGATCTCCATTTACATTTGGTCCAAATTTATTTTGTTCAACCAAAGCCATACCAGGATATAAAAACCTAGCGTAATCCGCATAACCAGTTTTTTGAGGGTACATATATTTTTTTAACCACCAAGTATTAATACCCCCCGATAGACCTGCTACTAACGGATCTCCAAAAGGATAATGAAACCCACCACTTCTCTTCATATAAAAATTATTAAACTTAATACTTAATTTGTAAGAAGCATCGCAATCTTTCATAAAATCTTTATCTTTAATACCTAACAAGTTTAACCAATGATTAATCTGTCCTAGCGTGCTTTCTCCTACACCAACGATAGGTGTGTTAGCACTTTCTATTAAAGTAATTTTTTTCTTTGGAAATAATCTAATTAATGTAGCTGCCGTCATCCAACCAGAGCTACCACCTCCAACAATAATTATACTATCTGTCTTCATTTCTAATATCTTTATACCATATTGGAATAGTATATCTAGTTCCTTTTTCTATTTTGTTTACACCATGTGGTATTTCTGCGCCTTTGAAAGTTATTATCTTACCTGTCTCAGGTTGTACAACTTCTTTATCTACAAAAGTTTGACCTCCAGTGTAATTATCATTTAAATATATAATGCTTGTGTACGGATGATAATCAAAATCTAAATGTGATTCTTGATTTTTACCCTCATGCCATTTAACTATCTCAACATTATTTGGATATAAGTTAGGATCTATACTTTGAATGTGTGCACAGATTTTAGTGTATACATATCTAAATCTATAGTCTTGTGGGAATGGTGTAAATGGAATGACTTTGTTGCCGTAGAAATCTTTAGCTAAGAATCTCCAACAATCTTCGTGAAAGTTTACAAAAAACTCACACTCGCTTTTACTTAGAAACGTTAAAATCTTTTGCATTTAAATAAAGCACGTCTTGTCTAATAGTTTGAAAATCTAAGTTCCACGAGATAATTGTTTTCTCTTCTTCAGCTTTCTGCATGCATCCTCTATGTATCATATGACAAGGAAAGAATATAACATCACCCTCTTCAGCTTCGTAATACCAAGTTTTCTTTAGACTGTTCATATCAACAAACTCTGTCGCTGCACTACCTTGAGGTTTACTTAAATAATAAACACCTGTGTAGTTAGATCCATGCGTATGCCAATTATGCCAACCACCTTTACTATACCTTTGAAACCAAACTTTAAATACTTGCATTTTAGCAAAGCCTAGTTCTCTAGCTGCTTCACCCCAATATGGTGTAAAGTATTTCATAAATAATTTTACCCAAGGTCTTTCTAAATCAGCTGAATAAGGCCAGTCTGTCCAACTTATATTATCTTTATAATAGTCATCATCTAGCTTACAGTTTTCACCTGGTGCATCTTTTTGTAGTTCTAATAATTGGGGTTTTAATTCTTTATGTTCTGCTAACTTAGTGTGCAGCATTATAGATGTAAGTTCTGTTCTTTTAAAATTCATTAGTAATAATTTACGTTTATGTTTATTCGTGCTTTATTATTGTCTGTGCAATTAGTTGAGTCATGATAATTACTTGGATCAAATAACAACACTCTGTTTCTCACACTTTTTATCAGTGTTTTATCAGAAAGTAAAGTTCCACCATTACAGGTGTTAATAGAAAAGATAGCTCCTTTATGTTTAAAAGGATAATCTTTATGCATTTCATTGAGTTTAGATTTATTTTGATTAGGATAGAAGTTAGCCTTAACTCTTATTAATGCGCTTGGTTTTAATTTATTAATCAATGGAACTACAAAAGGAAAGTATGCACTGTTTGGTTTATAGTTATTATAAAACAAATGAATCATATAAAACAATGCATCTTTAGATTCTTTTTCCTTAAAAGAAATATTAGGTTGATAATACCAAGGAAACTCAACCTCGCGTAAAATTAGGTTCTCTAGTTTTACCATCTCGTCTTCAGGTAAAAAATTATCTATGACTTTATAATCTATTCCTTCTTGCATGTAGCCCAAGTTCCTAAAGCAACTCTACCATCAAATAAATTTTTAGCTGTTGCTTCTGTTTTTTCGTTGTAGTGTAGAAAACACTGTATACAAATGTTTCCATCAAAAGGTTCTCGCCAGTGTTCAATATCACATCCTTTGTAAATAACTAAGTCTCCTTGATTCATATCGCATTTATCACCACCCATAAATATAGGCCATCTGTCACCACCTAAATTTAACGTAATACTATATTCACAAGAATTTCTATCCTTATGTTTTTTAAGATCATCACCAGATCGATATATTCTGATAAAACTATAATTAGGTATAAGTTCTTTTTTAACTTCTCTTTCTATAATAGGCTGTAGTTTTAGTAATAAACTATCAAAAGCAGTATCACCATATAAACAATATGTATTAGGATTAGGAACCTGTTCGTCTCCAAAGAAACCAAATCTCAAATCATATTTAGAAATAAACTCATGTTCTTTTAAAGATGCACACGCCTGACCTTTTAGCATTGCATAGTTACACAAGAAATCACATATCTCTTTACTAATAGCTTGTTTTACAATTATATAATCTTTCATCTAAACATCTTTCCGGTTGCCCAAATTACTAACGAGTATCTAGTTCCTTTTGTAACAGGTAAGACTCTATGCCATATATAACCAGGGAATACAACAAGAGAACCTGGTTGTTGAAACTTATATTCTGTAATACCTGGATCTCTTGGCTCTCTATAATCAAACTGTAGGTTGCCCCCTTCAAACTCTGACGGATCATTTAATAAGATAACCATAGATAGTTTTCTAATTAATCCTTTACAAAAACCTGATTGATATGGATCTCTACCCATATCTAAATGCCAGTCATAGTGATGATTCTCACCACCTTCGTACATTGTAAACTGACAAGATTCAAACTTTTCAATATCATAATTCCAGCCAGCCTGCAAATTTGCATCTGCAAAGAAAGGTTCTATCTGATTATATATCCAGGATGGAGACATAAAAGCTACTCTACTATTTCTTATTTTTTTATTTAACTCGTTTTCATCACTTATTTTACCGAGCTCTGTTCCTTGGTCTAGACCTACTTGTACCACTTCATCACAGAAGTGCCTGTCTAGTCCTTTATCCCAAAACCAATATTTAACTCCAAGATTCATTTATATTTATTACCATACGCCTTTCATTTTTTATAGGATTGCTACCTGCGTGGATAACATCCCCTTTAAATTCTACAAGTCTACCTTTTTTAGGAGATACTCTGTCTACTATATTATAATCTTTATCAAAAAAGAATGTGTCACCATCACTATCGTTAACATAATATATTTTAGTATTATGTTCTTCATCCATATCTACATGTGGTTGATTATGACAATCTTTATTATAGTTAGGTATGCGTGTAAGCATGTTTATTTTAACCCGTATAGGATTTTTAAAGTTAAACACTCTATCTAGAGACTCATACATACTAGAATTAGTACCCACAGCGTCATATACAAAATGTTTAAAAGCATGAGTGTGTCTAGTATTTTTAATTAACTTTTTTAGATCTTCTAAATCTCCAGACACTGTTTCAGGTATATAGAACCAAGGAAACTCATTAGTACTTAGTTTTTTTTCCAAGTGATCTTGAACGTGTTCGTTAAAATAGTTATCAGTAATTTTTAGCATCTCCCATAGGTCCATAGTGAAAAAAATGTGTTATCGTATATCTACCTAAACCTTTACCTCTTTTATCTTCAGGTAAATTAACTGTCTCTACGCCATGTAAATAATAACTAGGAAAAGCAATTAGCCTATTATTCTTACATTCAACTTTGTAATTATTAAATGGTTTATCTGCAAATATGAAGTCACCACCAGAAAAAGCTTTAGGTTCTTTGTATAACCATATTAAAACTGTCCAGAAAAAAATATCGTGGTGTGGTGCATAATAATGATTGTTTTCGTAATAAGATAATAAAGAATATGTAAGATTAGTTTGTAGAAAAGTTCTACTAAACATAGGACTACATTTTTTTATAGCTTCATGAAAATCTTTAGATTGTACTTTAGTAGAAAAATTTAAAATGTCAGATAGGTTTGTACGTCTAGCATCGTT